AGCAGCAGACAATTCGGAATAGAATAGCGTTAATTGTATATTATACGAGATTTTTCTGTGCCGTTTAGATATGATAAGCAGCTTATTATACGTTTTCGATATGATACAGAGCAAAAATAAAAAGCTGTCCGTCACCGGAAGACAGACAGCCATAAAAT